TACAGAACCCAAGTGGAGGATAGTCCGCATGGGTTGTGTACATTGGTATACTAACAAGCACTAACCCCAAACGGCTGGAGAAAGCACGATGAAAAGGATACTACGAGACGTCTACGAGAACGAGTACGCCATCCTCAAAGCCCACAACGACTCATGCCGGCGGCAATACCGCCTGACCCTCGCCCGCTGGGCCGACAAGCTGGGCACAGAGCCGACGCTGGAGCACCTCGACCCGCTCACGGTGCAGACCTACATCGCCGCAAGGCGAGCCGAGTGGTCAGCAGCCACAGCCAAGAAGGATAGAAATCAGATTTCTGCCCTGTGGTCCTACTGTGCCAAGCGTCGATACGTGGATGAGTTCCCGACGCTCGCCCCGATTAGGGCACCAGGCCGCATACCACGCGGCTACACGGTCGATGAGGTGTCTGCCCTGCTGCGGCAGGCTTTGAAGCCACGACCCCGCATAAAGCCCACGCCGGTGCCTCCGCACCACTTCTTTCCGGCACTTATCCGGTCCTGCTGGGAGTCGGCAGAGAGGATCGGCAGTCACCTAGCCCTTCGCTGGCGTGACGTGGACACCGCCGGGCGGTTCGTCGTCTTTCGTGCAGAAGGGAGAAAGGGTGCCACCCGCGACATCCTGCGGTCTATCAGCGAGGGTCAGTGCCAGTGGCTGGAGAAGTTCCGGCGAGATCCCGGCGACCTAGTCTGGCCGTGGACGGCAGACAAGACGACGCTCTGGCATCACTACGGGATTCTTTGCAAGCGGGCAGGCGTGACGAACCGTGGATTTCACGGGCTGCGAAAGTCAGCCGCCAGCTACATGGCTTTGGCTGGAGGCGACGCGGCAGCAACCCAGCTGCTTGATCATTCCAATCCTGCCATCACCAAGGCCCACTACATTGACGTGACCATTGCCAAGCCAAAGCAAACGGCGATTGACCTGCTGCCCAAGCTTGACCTAGGCGAAAAGCCGCACGAGCCACCAGCGGCGTGACCATTGGATACACTCTCAACCCGAAAGGACACTGGCTATGGCGAAAAAGAAGACGACACGAAAAAACTCGGTGACAGCACAGTCACACGCAGCCGATTTGAAAGCGTTGGAATGGGCTGCGCTTGCGTTGAGTAATTACGCTGACGAACAAGACGGCAGTATGCGGCCCGAGTGGGTTGCGAACTACAGACGCACGGCGAAAAGACTGCTGGCAATCGCCCGTCGTCTTTCGTGAGCGCCTGTGACGAAACGTCTGCCCAAAAACATTCGAGCCGACATCCCATCACACTTGACACCCCAGCCACACTGCCGCAATGCCCCACGTCACCCTCCGCTACCGCCTGCCCGACGAGCAGACCGAGCTCAACGCCGCCATGCAGGGGCGCGAGGCGAAGGCTACGCTGTGGGACGTTGACCAGTTTTGTCGTCGCATCGTGAAGTACGGCGAACCATCCGCCGAATCCAGACAGTTGCTTGAGCGGATACGCGACATGCTGCGAGAGAGGCCGGGGCTGCTCGATGACTGAGCACCTAATCGCACAGAGCGTCATGTTGTGTGCAGCGACACGTTCCCGAAACGTATCCCAAAAGCGACAGAAAAGCGACGATTGCCAATACGATCAATCGAAGATGTGCAGCTTCGCCAGCTGCCTTCTCGCCATAGCCTCGACCCGTGCCTTGCTGCCCGGCTCAGCCGGCAGCTTATCCGGCGGCGTCATGAACACCTCGATGTCTTCTGCCAGCGATGCCGCCCGGTGCTCAACCTCACGCACCGTATCGAGCACGAGCGTGTGATCGCCAGATTTCGCCCTGTCGCACAACTCGCCCTGCCCGCCCTTGCTCGGATCGTAGAGCAGTTCAATCGTCCAAGTGATGCGAGCGCCGACGCGAGCCAGCTTGGTCAGCCACTTCCGCATCTGTGGCGACAGACGCTCAGGCATGCGTCGCTTCTTGCCCTTCGGCGGCGGCAATTCGTCATCGCTCAGTAGTGATCGCTGAACCTCGCCCATGCGTGCAAGTCTGGCGAGGCTGTCAAGCCTTTCGGGATTCCCGGCACGCCTGACGCATCCATGTGCGGTTCGTCATTGACTCAAACCACAGGCGAGCGAACGACTCGACGGCGTCGGTGCCGACGTCGCCGTAGAGTTTTTGTAGCTCTGGCGAGTCGCCCCACATAGCCTCGACATCCTCACGCACTTTGGCGATGAGCACCTTGGCGTCCTTCACCGCAGCCATCTCGCTCTCTGGCTGCGAGCGTGCGAGCTTCGTCCAGTGCTCTGCATTCCAGCATCGAGCGGTAGCGTCCACGAACTCATCGAACGCACGCCCAGCCTTGACGGCTCGTGGGCCGACTTCGGCACGCAACCGGCTGCGGAGGTGCGGCAGCATCCCAGCCGGCGCGTCACTCACCGTCACCTCCCGCCCGCAGGCCGAGCAGGTGCAGCAGGCGTGAGCGACGCGCCGGTTGGGGCTTTGCACTTGCACGAAGCTGGGCACGGGCAAGCAGTCCGGTGCCCGTCGCCGTGGACGATGTAGCCTCGCCCGCCACAGTCGGTGCAGCAGGCAGGCTTGGGCGGCTCTGGCGTGGGCTGTGGAGCCTTTTCGATAGCCGTAGCGGCATACGCTGCCGAGACAGCCGCCGAGGCTCTGGGAGCCTCTCGGTCAATCTGTGCCGGGTCAGCGGCGAGCGACGCCAGTACGGATAGCAGCCATTGCCACATGCGTCACCATCCTTGTCCGTGGTTGAGGACTCGGTGCCCATCTGCATCAACGCGAGCGTGGACGACGTACGCCTGCTCTACCGGCGCTGGCTCGACAAACATCATCGTCCACAGTCCAAGGCGGGCGAGCCGCTGAATCAGTCGCAACACCGGGCGGCTCGGCTCGGGCTTCACTGGGCTGTAGTCCGATGTCGCTGCCCACCAAGTCAGCATCACGGCAAACAGGCCGACGACGACGGCGGATTGAATCTCTCTCTGTGTCATCGGTCAACGCTCCACAACGAGTAAACGAACATGCAGACGCACGCACCGATGACGCTGCCGATGAGCCCGGCCGGCTGGTCGCCAAACGGCAGGCCGCCAGCCAGCGAGCCGACGATGCCGAGTCCGATGGTTGGCACCCAGCCGTCAGGACAGCGTCCCGGCATCACCCACTTGGCGATACCACCAGCGACGGCACCGAAGATGAGCCACAAGAGCAACGACATAAGCACTCCTACTGTGCAAGATGAAACGTGTCAGCAATGAGTCGAGCAGGCGACGGCTTGCGAGCCTCTGGCGGGAATGGCTGCAGCCAGTTGCCGTGATCCAGATTCCGATAGCGGAAGTTCACGCCGCTGATGCTGAAGGAGTCCTGCCCTGAGAGCATCGCGTCGACCGTCTGGCGATCCACCCAGAACGAGCCGTCTGGCTGGTCGGCGGGCCAACGTGGACCTGCATTCCAGCTATTTCCCCAGCTATTGATCGCCAAAAGCCCATCACGCTTGCCTTCGTTCTTTGCATATCGCACAGAAATAAAACAGAGGCAATGTGCCCAAGACCCTTGGCGCGGCGCGAATCCATCGGCATCACGCTGTGACGAGAAGCCAACGCCAGAGCAGACAGGCACGCAGTAACCGCTTTCGATGCTGGCAGCCGCCTCGTCGAAGTTTCGCACCAAGGCGACATTCGTGGCCGTGTTCTTGTTGGCGAGCTTGGCGAGGGCCAGCCCAGCTTGGCCGCCACCGCACAAAAGGTTGCCCCATTCCTTCGCCCGCTGCGGGCTGTAGATCGTGAGATCAACGCCGGGATACGGCTGCCGAAACAGGATCCCGCCGACCGTCGGGTCTTTGCACTTGCCGGCGACCCATCGTGCAGCTGCACCACCATATGACCCATCGGAGTAGCCGGCCTGCGTGACCGGAGGGAGTCTGCCCGCAGTACGACTTCCTGAGTACAGGCTGGTCGTGTCCACGAGCTTGGGCGGCTCTGGCAATTCGCCCTCGGCCCAGTCAACGCACTGGCCGACGTACGAGCCCATGGCCCACCCAAAACTCACGCAGTCGCCTATGCCCTGTTTCCACGGGCCGAACGGCTTGCCGTAGACCTGGCGGTGAGCACGGTCTGCGAAGCGATACAAGAACGTGTCCTGCCCCTTGGCGTTTTTGATCACGTCCTTGGCAGCGTCAGAGAAAAGAGGCTGGTCAAGCTCCGCAAGAAACTGTCGCGTACCGACAGGATCGGGCACATAACCGAACTGCCCATCAATGTGTGCGGCGACACGATGCGTGGCACGCTCCACGAGCGCACCGAGAATCGCCATGACGACGACGAACGTGACAGCACCAACAGACCAGCGGTTAGCGCGTGACATCGGCAGCGGCCCTCGACAGGTCACGGAGTGCAGAGACCCAGGCCGCCCGGCTCTCGGGCGTTACGGGGCCGCCAGACGAGCCCACGGCATCGTCGAGGAACCGGTGGACGGCATCCCTCACCTGCGGCTGGCGAGCACCGATGCTCTCGCCCTTGCACCGCATCTCGCGGGCGGCAATCCGCAGTTCGTCAAACGCCACGCCCGTCTTCAAGCGTTGGTCATGCTTTCCGTCATAGTCGATGCACTCTGCGAGTTCGCCACAAAGTGCTGACATAGTCGAAGCATCTTCGGCGGCTGTCGGGCCGATGAACTTTCCTCGAAGCGTGAAGGCATCCGGCGGTGCTGGTGCAGGGGTGGGGCTGGGTGCTTGTCGCTGCGGTGCGAAAGCAATCACTGCGGCGATTAGCAGCGCAATCGCCGCAACATACTGCCCGTCGATGGTCGGCACTTTCGCCGTGGCGTACCACGCCTGCACCTTCTCGGTGATCTGCTTGCCGGCCAGCACGTAGACCGCGAATGCGATGAGTAACGCTGTGATCACGGTGTCCTCAGTAGAGGTAGAAGAGTCTCAATCGTTCCTGCTGCTATAGCGATGACGAGAGCCCGTGCGGCTGGCCTGACGATGAACCAAAATGGGTACATGGTCATCGGCACGCACATCACAGCCAGCGAGTCGAACAGCACGCCGACAGCCTCAAGCACGATGGCTCGCTTCTCTTCGCCGGTCAGCCCCTTCGTGGCGTCGAGCGTCTCGACAGCCAGACGCACGAGTGCAGCGACGAGGCATCCGAACTCAGTGAGCGTCAGCCCGTCACGAGCCGACACGCGAGCCGTCACAAGGAACGCAGACACCCTTGACGCGATGTCGTTGAAAGGCGCAGCGGCAGCGAGTGGAGCGTCGGCAACCATGCCGTAAGGCTAGGCTGGCTGGGTGGCAGACTAGACCGGCTCTGCCGACTCACACTCTGCGAGGCAGGCAGCGTAGCCAGCCAAGTCGATAGGTCCATCTGCCGTCTTGTTTGGCCCGAGGAAACGTGCCACTTTGTCGAACGTCATGAAAATCGCCCAATCCGATTCGGTCAGCGGACGCTTCAGCACCTCGGAGAAAGCAGCGTTGATCATGCCGACAGTCCTGCGGAAGTGATGCCGTGGCCCGCCATACTTAGGGCGACGATCACGAATCACGGCGAGTGCTTCGAGCAGCAGCCGCTCGGCTGGATTGCCGGCTTCCGGCTCAGGCCGCAGACCATCCGGCGGCGTTGCCAACAGGCTGTCACCCGTCCACCGGATGTCATCCGTCGAGGCTTCCATCTCCTTCTGCCCTTGGAGAATCCAATCGACCGGCACCGATTCCTCACGCTCTGCGTGGTACTTGGCAGAACTCGCCTGCGTGATTTCACGCCACCCTTCCTCGAGCTGCTCGGGAGTGGCGTGGCACTTGCCACCATCGCAGCACCCGCCAGCGAGACGAGTCTCCTCGGCGGCTCGCAGCTGTGCGTTGGTCTGCTCCAATTCCGTAATAAATCCTTGCATCTTTTTCCTTTCGATGAGAAGTCTGGCGACGTCGGCAGCAAGTGCCCCGCTTGTGCCGCACCACTGCCCCTGAAAGCGATACGCTCGCTGGCGGGCTTCGGCGATGTACTCGTCAGTTAGGTCGTATTCCATGCGTCAAGCCTTCGGCGTCCGCAGGTCTCGGTCGCAGTAAATGGGCATGGCTTTCGTCACCTCGTGGCGTCCGTGGTCAATCACGATGCACGCCTGGCACGGCGGCTCGTACGCTGCCTTGATCCTCGTGGCGTACGCCGAGTGCCCGATGACGCTGCCGTTGGCGACGTAGCGACCGGCTCGCAGCCATTGGAACTGGTGCCAGTGACCGAAGCAGGTGAGATCCGCACGCTTCACAGCATCCCATGCTGCGATAGCCTTGTTGGTTGGTACCGTGATACCACCGACGCCGCCGCCGTACTTGATGGCGTGGCCGTGATGGAAACGCACAAGGAAGCCATCAAGGTCAAGGTAGTTCAGATACCCGGCGCCGACTTGCCAGCGGACGTTTTTCTGGTTTTCTGCCGCAGCCATCGTCAGGTAAAGATTCTGCTCGAACGAGTGCTCTAGCTCCGTTCCTATCCGTAGCTTTTCCGTGCTTCGCCCGTGGTTGCCGCTGTTGGTTGCGACGACCACTTCCTTGGCGTTCTCTGACACGGCGTCAATGAATCCTCGCAGCCTGCCGCCGATCCAACGAGTAGCCGTCAGCGGTGCAAGCTGTGCCAGTTCTGCCGTGTCGTCGTGGATGTGACCGCTGATGAAGTCGCCGCCCAGCCATATCACGACACGGTCGATGCGTGCCAGTTGGCGTTCGTGCTCAAGCAGCACGGCGAAGCGTTCCATCAGTTCGCTCATTCGCCGGTCACAGACGTCTAGGCTGTAGTCGTTCAGTCCGTTGACCGTCTCAGGGTCAACGCGCTCTTCGGCGTGAATGTCCGAGAGCAGCACGACCATCGTGGCATCGTGCTTCTTCCGTGCCTTCTGCGATACGGCTTTGTGCCGTACAGCCTCGATGCCTGTCAGGCCGGCGATAGCGTCTGCCCTCGCACGCTCTGCGTCTATGGCTTGCAGTGCCGCCTTGTAGCGTCCCTTGGCGTCAGCCAGTTCGCTACGCAGGCGTGCAATCTCGGCGTCAGCTTGAAGCCGTGACGCAGCGGCAACTTCAGCGGCAATCTGGTCGGCTATCTTCGCAGCCATAGGGCAATCTCCTTCCATCCAGCGACGAGCCACTTGCGCTCTGCGGCAGTCTCAGCCACCAGTTGACCGATCTCGCGTGCCGATGCAGCCCCGTACTCGCCAGCCTGAAAGCGGCGACGCACGTCTAGCAGCTGCTCTTGGACTTCAGGTGGTAGACGCTCAATCCAAGGCTTTGGGCCTGGCTTGACGCCACGCACACGCTCACGAACGGCGTCGGCTAGTGCGACGACGCTTGGGCTTCGCTTTGTCTTCACGCTCAGGCTCCTTGCGTTCAAGATGCACCCAGCCATCGTCGTCGGGGATGCCGCCGCCAGCGTGCTCGTCGTCGTCGTCGAG